ACAGATACTACGCTTACAGTTTTAAGCACCTCTGGATTCAATCCTTCTGGTGGTACTGGTCGTATTATTGGAAATGGTACTTCTGGTGTAATTGAATACTTTACCTACACAGGTTTAACTTCTACCACTTTGACTGGATTAACACGTGGTACAACTGGTGGTGCTTCTGCAACAGCGTTTACTTACTCAGCAACTGCACCAGTTGCGGTTGAGTATGCTTCTCCTGATTCAGCAGCTCAGTTATCTCATTGGGGTTCATCTGTTGTGATGGATGGTGGATTTACGCAAGACGTATCTGCTATTTACAACTATGGTATGACTTCAGCGGTATCTACAACTGGAACAACTGCTGTACCTATTATGGCTATTCGTGTTGCTCCTTCAGTGGATAACGGAACTGTTGGTACATTGGGTGTTAAGGAAATTATCAACCGTTTGCAGTTGCAAATGCGTGAGATTGCTATGTTGACCACCACAAGTTACTTAGTTCAATTTATTTTGAACGGTGTGATTGGTGGAACAAGTGGATTCAGTGCATTTGCATCACCAACACAAAACGGTACTAATACAACGTCTATCGTTCAGGTGGCAACCAACACCAATACTGCAACTACGATTAGTGGTGGTGAGTCAATCGCTGCGTTCTTTACCAACACCGCGGGGCAGACAACTTTGGACTTGACCTCAGTTGCTCCGTTCGGTAACGCTGCACTAGGTGGTGGATTGTCCAACTCAGTGCCGACAAGCCAAGCGGGTACCTACCCCGATGGTCCAGACATCTTGTATGTAACGGTCAGTCAGGTTGGTTCCAACGGAACTGCTTTTGCTCGTTTGTCTTGGCAAGAATCACAAGCTTAAAGGAGTTGAGATGCCTCTTATAAAAAGTAAGTCTAAGAATGCATTTGAAAAGAACATCTCAACTGAGGTGCAACATGGCAAACCCGTTAAACAGGCACTTGCGATTGCATATTCAATGCAAAGAAAAGCACACAAGAGTGAAGGTGGACTTTATGAAAATATCCACAAAAAACAAGAGAGGATAAAACATGAAAAAGCTGAAGGATTACCTGTTGAGCATATGCGTAAACCTGGGTCAAAGGGTGCTCCAACTAAAGATGCGTTTATCCAATCTGCTAAAACAGCTAAGAAAAAAGAAGGTGGATCAATGAAGAAAACGAGTGGTTGTTCATGGTAAATCCAATTAGCAAAACCACTAAGGGTAAGGGTAGGCACTTCTTGAGCACTGATGAGGGTGCAGGGATGACAAAAGCGGGTCGTGATGCGTACAATGCTAAGACTGGATCGCATTTAAAGGCACCCCAACCCAAGGGTGGAGCTAGGAAGGATTCATTTTGTGCCCGAATGTCGGGTGTTGTAGAGCACTCTAAGGGTGATGCTCCAAGAGCTAAAGCATCTTTGAAGAGATGGCACTGTCCAGGGTGGTAATCTATGAGTTATTCAGGAACTGTTGGCAATACGGTCATTAGCGTACAAACGCTGATAGATCATGGTGCCCGTCGTGCGGGGAAACTTGCCGAAGAGTTGACTGATGAACAAGTTCAGTCCGCTAAGGAGTCTCTTTTTTACATCCTATCCAACCTAATCAACCAAGGTATTCAGTACTGGGCGGTGGTTAAGTATGTGATAGGGCTAAACGCCAACCAATACATTTATTCTTTGCCAAACGGTGCAAATGACATATTAAATGCGTTGTATAGGACAATGAACCAACCTTCTGGTAGCTATACAACAAGCTCTGGGGGTACAGTTGCTAACGTCTATGATGACAATATCGCAACTTATTGTCAACAAACGTCTGCAAATGGCAATATTTCCGTGTTTTACGGCACTGGTCAGAACACTTACATTGGATCTATAGGTTTTATGCCTTATATCTCTGATGGTGGTAGCCAGACTTGGAATTACACGTTTCAAGCGTCTTCTGATGGCACTACTTGGACAACTCTTTACACTGGAACGAGCGTCACGGTGACGGATTCTCAGTGGATTTGGCAAGACATAGACCCAGGGCAAAACGTCCCGTACTACAGGATGGTAGCTACTGGGGGCACAACCCTATCTTTACGTGAACTTTACTTTGGTAACAATGCAAGACTGTTGCAGATGTCACGTCTGAACAGGGATGATTACACCAATCTACCGAACCAAAACTTTACTGCCAATCAACCGTATCAGTACTGGTTTGATAGGACGATACCGCAACCTACGTTTTATTTGTGGCCGGTACCGCAGACGGCTTTCGTACAGGCTACTATTTGGTATTCAAGGCAGATTCAGGACGTTGGAGCGTTAACAAACCAATTGGAGATACCAGATCGTTGGATGTTGGCGGTTCAGTCTATGTTGGCTCATCAGATGAGTATTGAACTCCCTGGGGTGGATATTCCAAGGATTCAGTACTTAGAAGGACAAGCAGAGAAGTACTTCCAAATGGCAGAACTTGAGGAAAGGGATAAGTCTCCTATCTATTTGGCTCCGAATATAGCTCCATACACAAGGTGATGTTATGCCTAAATGGTTAGACACAGAAGGGTATGCGAGTATAGCGATTGCGATTTGCGATAGGTGCAAGTTCAAGCGTCCTTTGTCCACGCTGAGTCCTGACATTAACTTCCCTGGGTTACAAGTGTGTGAGGAGGGTTGTAGGGATGAGAAGGATCCGTATCGCCTCCCCGCAAGAAAGACCGAGAGGATTAACCTAAGATTCCCTAGACCTGATGAAGCGTTGGTAGTTCCTAACAATCAGTTGATCACAGGACAGTACAGCAACTCTATAATTTCAACTGGTACAAATACTTCCAATCCAAAATTGGTAAATGGTGATGAAGACGAAATTGTTATAGGTTCATAATGGCACAAGTACAAATATCACAATTACCTACCGCATCGACTCTGACAGGGGCAGAGGTAGTACCTGTTGTACAAAACGGGGTTACTTCTCAAACTACTGTCAGTGCTATAGCCAATTCACCTGTTTTAACACAGACATTTTTGACTGTTGGATCACAACCCACGCTGAGTGGAGCACGTTATATAGGTGCTAGTAGTGGTTTGATTGGTACAGATAATGGCTCAGGGTCAAGTTATGTTTTATCTTTGACTGGGGCACCTTTAGCTTTATTTAATAATAGCAACGGAATTCAGGTAAAGACGGGTGCAAGTACTATGTCTGCGGTGCAGATAGCGGTATCTGGATCTGGATTGTCTATATCTAATCCTGATGGAACAACGGGTAATCCTACGTTGTCTCTGAGTGGGATTATGGCTAATTTGTCGTCTTATTCAGGTACTGGACTACTTACAGTATCTGGAACGACCATATCTTCTACATCGGTTACGGGAACAAGCAACCAGATTACGGTTACAAATGGCAATTCAGCACCTGTTGTTGCATTGTCTAGCAACCCTGTGATCCCAGGGACTGGCTCCATTACCCTACCTTCTGGTGGAACCTCTGCAAGACCTAGTGCAACCAACGGTATGCTTCGGTACAACACTGATACGCAAACTTTTGAGGGGTACGCAAACAGTACTTGGGGGTCAATTGCCACAAATAGTGGGGTGACGTCGATAACCGCGGGGACGGGGCTATCTGGGGGCACTATAACGTCCACAGGAACGATTTCTATCACAAGTACAGGGGTAAGTGCCAGTACGTACGGATCTGCTACCTCAATCCCTGTTTTCACGGTAAATGCTCAAGGTCAGTTGACCAGTGCTTCTAGTGCTACGGTCGCCCCTGCGTGGACTTCCATCACTGGAACACCTACCACGCTTTCTGGGTACGGGATTACGGATGCGTTGACTGCATCTAATTCAGCTACTTTGACCAACAAGTCAATCAGTGGTGCGACAAACACGATTACTGCCCTACCTAATTCAGCACTGAATAACAGTTCTTTGACTGTTAACGGTACATCAATTAGTTTGGGTGGATCTGGAACAATTACGGCTTCCTCTCCTAATGCGTTGACTATTAGCACTGGACTTTCAGGATCTAGCTATAACGGATCAAGTGCGGTAACGATTGCTATATCCAATACTGCGGTGACTGCGGGGTCGTACACGAGTGCCAACATTACTGTCAACGCTCAGGGTCAGATTACCAGTGCGAGTAATGGTAGCTCGATGGTGTACCCAGGGTCTGGAATCCCTTTAAGTACGGGTAGTGCTTGGAGTGCAAGTTACAACACAAGTGGATCTGGCAATGTGGCATTGACAACAAGTCCTACGTTTGTGACTCCAATTTTAGGTACGCCTACATCGGTGACGCTCACAAATGCGACTGGATTGCCACTGACCACGGGCGTAACTGGAACACTTCCAGTATCAAGTGGTGGTACAGGAATTACAACATTAGCCACTGGTTATATACCTTATGGTAATGGTACTGGAGCATTTAGTTCTAATTCAGCATTAAATTACAACGCAACAAATTCTGCTTTCAATGCNCCTACGATTGGGGCTACAAGTTCGACGAGCACCACCCCTGCGTTAACTTTTAATGCATCAAACTCTAGTTTTGCATCAGGTACATCTGTTTCAGGTAGCTATTTACAAGCTGTTTTACAAAATACAAGCGGAACAGCAGGAGCATCAACTAATTACGTTTTAAGTAATGATTTAGGCACAGATTCATCTTATTACGGTGAGTTTGGTATGAATTCATCTGTTTATTCAGGTGCAAGTGTTCCCGCTGATTTTTATAGTATCAATAACGGAATTTATTTTTCAGGACATGATGGGGATATTACGGTCGGTTCAGGAAATGGTAAAAAGTTGTATTTGGCTTGGGGAACTACTGGTCAATCAGCACACGTAATTAACGTATCTGGTGCCATTGGACTCAACACCAATTTGGCATCAGGCACAGGTTCAGGAACTACGAATTTTGGAACAGCAGGACAGGTGATGATCTCAGGAGGCTCCTCTGCTACTCCTGTGTGGGGTGCTGTTGCAGGTGGAGGATTTTAATGTTTAAAGATACAATAGTGAAAAGGATTTAATATGTCGCAGAGTGGCTACACGCCTATTTTGATCTACGCCAGTGGAACTACTGGCAACACACCATCTGCATCCAATTTAACAAGTGGATCTACAGGTGCTGAACTCGCTATTAATTACTATGATGGTAAGTTGTTCTACAAGGACAATAGTGGTACTGTTCAAACAATGGCGACCAGTGGAATAGGTAATAACTTAACTTATTCATCCACAAATACGACTTTCTTATTTAACAGTACTGGATCTGCACAATTACCGACTGGTACGACGGCACAACGCCCAGGCACCCCAGCAACCGCAATGCTGAGGTACAACACAACACTGGCTCAGTTTGAAGGCTATAACGGCTCGGTGTGGGGTGGGATTGGTGGTGGTTTGGGTGGTGGGTCTATATTGACCAACACGACCACGGTGACAACCAGTTCAACGATCCCTAGTGGGACGAATGGTTTTTCAGTCGGTCCTGTGACGATCAACTCAGGAATTACGGTAACGGTGGCTAACGGTCAGCGCTGGGTAGTTGTGTAATATAAAGGATTAATATGAGTTCAATTGCATCAGGAACAACGACAACGACAGGCTTAGTATATACGTCTGATACATCGGGCGTACTTCAGCTACAAACTAACGGCACGACTACTGCGGTAACAATAGATACAGCTCAAAGGGTTGGTATTGGTACAAGTAGTCCTTCTTATAAATTGGATGTTTCAACATCTCCTTCATCTGCAAGTTATGACGGCACAAACATAAAAAATGGCGCAAATTCTACTGTTATTGGTTGTTATTTAACAGGCTCTTCTTATTCTTTCCGTGGTATTGGTGCAAGTCAATCATGGCTGTATTCCAATGTCGGCAACTTTAATATGATGTCTGACGGAGGTGCGATTACTTTTTCAACAGGAACAAATAGTGGTGTTCAAGCAATTCTAGACACTTCTGGTAATTTGTTGGTTGGTACTACAACTGCTTTAACATCTGCATCCACAAGACCATGTTATCAAGTAGCTAATAGTGATGGATTTGCTTGGGTTGCAAGAAATACAAATGCAACTGCTGGTAAATATTGGGACGTACAAGTTGGTACTAGCAATCAAGTATATTTTGTAAATAATGGTGCAATTGGCGTTACTATGGCTGATAATGCTCAAGCATGGTCTGCTTATTCTGATACAAGATTAAAGACAATAACAGGCACTTACACAACTCCATTAGCAGATATTGCTAAGATTGAAACTATAAAGTTTACATGGAATGCTGATGAAGAGAAAAAACAAAGGGTAGGTGTTACAGCTCAATCAGTACAATCTGTTGTTCCAGAAGCTATTGATAGTTTTAAACTAGTAAATGCTAATGAAATCAATGATCAAACAGAGTATTTATCTGTTCGCTACACAGAGTTAATACCTCTTATGATTGCATCAATTCAAGAACTATCAGCAAAAGTAACAGCTCTAGAAGCAAAGGTAGGAGCATAACATGGCATCAACGATAAAAAGTGATAACGGGGTTTCCTCTGGAGTTACAGGCATAGTACAAACTGCTGACTCTACTGGACAATTGGCTTTACAAACAACTACTTCAGGTGGTGTTGCTACAACTGCGGTAACGATAGATAACTCACAAAACGTAGGTGTAGGTGTTACTCCTAGTGCTTGGGGAACTAGTAATTCAATTAAGGCTTTGCAACTTACTAGTGGTTCTGTATGGAGTTTTAGCACAACTTCACTTAATTTGTATCAAAACGCATATTTTAATGGGACAAACCCTATTTATATAAATAACGCTGGTGCTTCGGCTTATGCGTTAGACCAAGGTTCTCATAAATGGTATACGGCAGGAGCAGGAACGGGCACAGTCGCTTTCACCCAAGCAATGACACTAGATAATAGTGGTAGATTGCAATTAGGAACAACAAGTGTAATTAGCAGTGGTTTATTAAGTATTGCACCTACATCTTCTCAAAGTGGATATACAGTACAAGCAGGAGCAAATGGAAATTCTGTTTTTACTGGTTTAAATACATCAGCTTCAGCTACTTTTTATGTTTTAGGTTCTGGTCAGATTTATTCAACTAGCACTTCTATTACAGCAATTTCAGACCAAACATTAAAAACAAATATCAAACCATTAGAAACTGGACTTTCTGAAATCAATAAACTTCAGCCAAGAAGATTTGATTGGAAAG